GGCATCAAAGAAATGTATATTTTGGGCGGTTCAGGATCAACCATTACAGGTTGGACTGAGGACGGTTCACAAAACATTACTTCAATATCAGGATCAGGTGTATTCTACAAATTCGAACTGGTAAAACAGTCTTCAAGTTTCACAGAAACTTTGGGTGTAAACACTCAAGCACAATCTGTGGTATTCCAACCAACACTAACGGTTGCATTACCTAAGATGGATCAAGACCTACGTAACGTATGGTTTGATCTTATTAAACTAAATACTATTATAGGCGTATTCCTCGATAACAACAATCGTTGGTGGAGCTTTAGCTTTGCAAATGGTGGATTGGTTTCTGAGGGCACCCTCGTTTCAGGATTAGCATATACTGATCTTAACGGTGCAACCTTTACTATGACTGGTGGCGAACCAAATCCATCACAAGAGATTCTTGTGACAGGAAATGATTTGTCAACTGTTTTAGTTGGTATTACCGTAGCGTAATCAAAAAACTTAAGGGGGATTTCGGTCCCCCTTTCAGCCTTTAATAAATTCAATCCTAAGACACTTTATATGATTAAATGGGGTAGTTCATCATTTAGACCATCAAATGGTCAGGGACAGGGGATAAACCCTCCCAAAAGACAAAATATACTTTCACCTTTGGAGAGTAGATCTCCACAAGGATTGGTATGGGGTTCTCAGATCGTCAATGTTCAGAAGGATGGTTCGACACCTACTCCACCATTTGATCCAATGTCAATCGAAGGTCTTCAGATATGGTTGGATGCTGATGACGAATCAACACTCAACACCTATACCTCAGGATCTGAAGTAATCGTATCGGGATGGACATCGAAGGGTAATTGGACGGGAACATTATCCGCAGAAACAGAAACAAGAGCACCTCGTTTTATCACAGATGGTGGTGAGGGTTCATCCAAAGCAGTATTCCTTTATTCAGGAGCATCCTCAGCAAACAACTCAGGTTTATTGTTTAGAGATCCCACAAACTTTTTCCCGATTACTTCAGGTTTAACAATATTCTTTTTTGCTAAAACCGACCAAGTCAGGACATTAGAACAGGGTTGGACCACTTCTAGCAGTTTTAATTTAGGTATGTTTACTGGCTCAACAAATACAACTTTTGGTCAATCATCCATCAGCACCAGCAATAACCAAACTATTGTAATAAGTAATCAAACTGGTGCTACTACAGGTTATCAACAACAAATAAATAATGGTTTTACTAATTTCCGTTATCGCAACATCACACCTTATTATTTAACTGCGTGGGGAACGGATGCACCAATGAGTGATCCCAATGGATTTGGTTATAATATCATTGGGCAACAATACTACACTTTTTCACCACAAAGGATTGCGTCACCATTTACAAATATTTTACCCCGTGATATCAACCAAGTGCTTATAAATGCAACTTGGGGTGCAAGTCCAACTTATAATTCTACCTTCGCTTCACCTCAAGAGTTATATGAGATTTTGGTTTACAATAGAGAGTTGGATGAGAGTGAGTTTAACCAAGTTAGAAATTACCTGTTAAATAAATGGGATAATACTATAGATGTGCCAACAGGTTATACAGAGGTTACAATTACGGATTATAAAGCAGATTTAACTGGTAATACCATCTCAAGTGGTAATTATTGGACTTTACAAGAGAACACCCCAACAACTACTTGGACAGCATTTTTAGGTGATTTAAAAAACTCCAAATCATATTTTGTTAATGAAAATGATACTATGAGATTTAATGTGCAAACACCAGGAACTGCGGGTTATTTTGTTAATTTTGATATATTAGGTAATGGTGTATCTGTTGAAAAGTTATACAATGTGCAGGAGTTCGTTCAATCACCCTACATCTCGACAATACCAAAACCTATTACCATATCAGGGGTATCACAATATAATAGATTTGATACAACAATCTACATCAACTATACAGGTACCAGTGCCTCATCACAATTTTTTGTATATGATAGATACTACGGAACTGGTAATATTATTTCATTGACTGGTATACAAGTATTAAACACGGCATTTACTTGGACTTATAATTATGGTTGGACTCCATTTGATATTATTTATAGTGATACAGCAAATGGTGCATCGTTTAACATATCATATTTAAATGATTGTATACAAGGGGATGTTAGGATTGCAATAGATACTGGTAGTGGATCCTCATTTACTTTAACACCACCATTAAACCCTGCTTATTGTGTAGAGGTCACAGTTCAGAGTAACCCGTAATATGAATCCTGAATACCTCCCGTTATGTAAAAAGACCTACGAGAGTATCATCAAGGACGGTAAAATAACAGATGATGAGTGGGTCTTCCTTATGGATCTACATCACCTTATATTTAATAATAAGGAGACCGATAGAGGTCAAATTATAAAAGACATTGAAAAATTAGCGGGTTATAAAATCGTTATAAGAAGATGAGTCAGGTATTTAAGACAACAAAATATTCAGATTACTTGGGTGAGGAAAGACCCTTGTTGGACATCTATGTCAATTTTGAAAACCCACCTGTAAGTCCGTCTGTTACCCCTACCATATCACTCACTCCGTCGGTGACTCCGACAATATCAGTGACCCCGTCGGTTACCCCTTCGTTGAATTCATCACCAACTCCGACTCCGAGTTTTACGTCAACACCCACTTCAACAACAACCCCGACTTTAACACCCACACAAAGTCCTTCAGCCCCTTTACCTTCTTTACAAAGTATAACATTTAGCGGTAACGGTAGTTTTGGTAGATATAGTGGAACCTACGTTCTAACTGAACCAAAAGGTAAGAGAATAAGTGGTAGACAAGTTTCGGGAACTAATGAGTATTTTTCTTGGAGTTATACTTTTAGTAATGGTCAAATTTGTGATTTAGCTATGTTATACAATGTATCGAATATACAAGAGGTATTTCAGGGGGGTCAAAGTTTTATTACAATCGTAGATACAAGATGGGCAACCACTTACCCTGCGGGTCCACTTATGTTAGTTTCTCGTAGTTCAGGTTACCCTTATTTCAGTGGTTCTTCATTGAATAATATTGACGGTTTACTTTATCCGTCAGAGGGAACTTTCGGAGCGGAATCTCCATACACTGGTAGTGTCACTATTTCATACAATTATTAAGGTAAAATGGGACAAATTTATAAAAACGTTGAATACACTCTTTTTATGGGACAACCTCGTCCTATATTAGATAGTGTTGTGAATTTTATTCCACCTACTCCAAGTCCGTCTGTTACTCCCACAATGACCGTGACAAGAACTCCGACATCGACACCAATTGTGAGTCCATCGGTAACTCCGACTTTAACAATGACACCGTCATACACACCAACAAATACGGTAACTCCATCTATCACCCCGACCTATACTCAGACACCGACACCATCGTCGACACCACCACCGTTCTCAGCAGTGACAACGTATATCGACAATAGAACATCTGCTATTACTACAGGTAATCAGTTATTTAGTTCTATAAGCATTGGTTCACCCACACAACTTATTATTGGGGTTTCAACTGAAATTATCAGTGGTGGAACAGTGGGTAGTGTTAGTGTGGATGGTGTATTTGCGACTCAGGTTTCACAACAAGTAACCACCGTTGGTGATACCTATAATTCATCATTTTGGAGGATTATACCTACAGCATCGACAGTAAATATTCAAGTAAATATTGCATCGGGTAAACAAACAAGGGGTTCTGCTATAAATCTATTTGGGATAAATACAACGTCAGGTCCTTACAAAACTCAAGGTGCAAGTAATACAACAACAGGTTTAAGTGGTAGACTTACTACGCTAAATGTAACGGGTCTAACGGGTAACACTTCTGTAATTGGTCTTGCTACTTATGAGAATCACATTTTTCCTGCAACTTGGACTGGTTTAACAGCACAAACTAATCTGAGTAGTGGGACACTAAGAAGTAGTGGAGCACTTAGGAATAGTTATACAGGATCTACTCTCGATGTATATTCATCAGGTGATACCCCGAGTTCTGTTACCTTAGCGTTTTGGAGTTGATACAAATTGAAAATCTAAGTATTTATTGTTATGATTATTATAGACGAAGGACAGAATACCTCACCAGCGACTTGTAGTAGAAACAGTCAATTGGAGAACCCCTCCTATACTTGGTTGATGGAACACAAATTGTCAGGTCAAAATTGGACGTTTATTCCTTACAGAATACCACCAAGTGTAACTTACAAACCAGGTTATGATTTGTTTTCAATTAAAGTAGATTACGGACAACCTGAAGTATTATCGGGAACAACCAACACTGGTCAAACTAATGTTCACCTTATAGAGGGTGAGTATTATATTACGGTATATGAGTCCACAGGAGCGACTCTAAACATAAATCAGACCTACGACATAGTATATCAAACGATAGGTCAGGTAAACACGTCAGGATCCACACAACCTATTCAGTATAGTGGAACAAGTGATGTATTTACTGTATACGAAGGTTAAAGATGGTAAAGATAGACAAAATAGGATTTGCAGTTGACTCCTTGATTAAATTTGAGGAACCCTTTTTCAAGAACGAAAAGTTTGTCAGATGGGGTGCAGATAACCACTTCATAAATTTCCTTTACGAGACATTGGATATGTCTCCTATTCACAATGCGTGTGTTCGTTCTAAGGTGGATAATTCTGTCGGTGGTGGATTTACCAACGATTATAGAATAAACTCTAAGGACACACTAAATGACGTTTCACGTCAACTATTTTTCGAGTTCATAGTCAGCGGCAATTTGTTCCTTGAGGTCATTTGGAAAGAGGACCGTAGTGAAGGTATTTCAGGATTTCATATTATCCCCTCAAAGTATATGAGGGTTGGTCGTCCTGATCTTCCTGGTTTCCCTGCTGACAAATATTATTACTCCCGTGATTGGAATATGTGGAAAAAGGAGGGCATCGTAGAGTTCGTGGGTTTCAACCCGAAGGACTTTACCAACAGGCAGATAGTGCATATACGGTCTTACCAACCAGGTTATGACTATTATGGTGCTCCTGATTATTTATCGGTATGTAATGACATCCGTCTAAACCACGAGATAACCGTCTACAATTTAGCAAATCTTGTCAATGGTGGTAACCCATCTATGTGGGTGCATTTCAATCAACCAGCCCCTGATTCACAATTCGAACAGGAACAGATTCTTCGTGATGTGGAGAACAGATTTAGAGGTTCAAACAACGCAGGTCGTATCCTTATTTCTTACGGTGAGGCATCAGAAAAACCTGAGATCACTCAGATTTCATCTAACCTACAACAGGGTTTTTATACTGAGGTTTTTGATTTGGTTCAAAGACAAATTTTATCAGGTCACAAAATCCCCGATGGATCTTTAATCGGATTACCCGCAATGGGAGGATTCACCTCACAAGCAGATACCCTCAACACAGCATACTCTTTGTTTATGAGAACATCTATTTTCCCGTTACAAAACTTTATGTTGAGAGAATTGAAACCTCTTATTGAACTTATTTACCCTGGTCAGGAAATAGATTTGACCATCAAACAAAATCAGAGTTTACCAACTGTAATAAAAGAAGATAATGTATAACGTATTACTCATATCCGAACAGAAACTAATCGACAATACCGCGATGAACGGGTCGAACGTAGACAAATCAGAATTGAGGTTCTGTATTCAACAAGCACAGACCATTTATCTTCAAGAGTCATTAGGAACTCACCTGTTTGATAAGATGTTGGAATTGGTTGAAACTGGTGATATTAGTTTATCAGGAAATTCAAACTACAAAACCTTATTGGATAACTTTATTCAACCGATGTTAATTAGTTTTTCATATTTCATAGGACTCGACAATTTCTTTATGAAATGGGTTTCTATTGGTCTTGTATCAAATAGGTCAGAACAGGGGAACAGTATTGACTTGAAGACCCTTCAATATATGAAGACCCAAGCAAAGGACAGAGGTGAGTTCAACGACAACTTGCTTCGTAGGCAATTGGTGTTTAATTCACAATTGTATCCTGAATATTTGCAGTGGTTAAACAACGGGTCCCTTCCACCTGAACAATCATCAGGATTTAGATCACCAATTACTTTACCTGGTTTCGGATGGTATTGGGTAAATGGTCAAACAGCCAGTTGTAATTTCCCAACTTGGTATGGTAGAGCATCGAATTCACCAGGTCAACACGCAGGATGATACTAAAACATTTCTTGAGTATCCTTGACGATAAGGTCATCTATATGAACGGGATGTCCTTATCCCTTGCTATGACCAATTTGGAGACCATAGGAAAGGTTATCGTGATGGGAATAACCATCTACTATACCGCAAAGAAAATCTTACGGGAAAACAAAAGAGATGACCTTGTCACGGATATTCAGATTGAGAAACTCAGGGATGAGTTGGAGAAACTCAAAAAAGACAAGAAATAAAAAACCCACCTTTTGAGGGGTGGGTAAAACCCATCGGATGACAGGAGAGAACCTTTGGGTTTTGTTGGTCAAACAACCAAATTAAACTTTACCTTTGTAGGTGGTTTGTATGTAGTCG